GTATGTTTCTTACTGCTACAAATTTTTTTGACACTGACCAAATTGGTGCTATTAGTCGTCTTAATGAGATCGCAGACGAAAAGGTTTCACCAGAAACTGTGCGACAATTCGCAGTATACGGCAAGTACGTGGTAGATCTACAACAGCGAGCAATCAATACAAAGGAAATTCCTATCATAATGGAACTGCTGTCGTTGTGCCAACAGCAAGATATTGCCTGGGACGATGCCACAATTGAAGATCTGGCTCAGCACTGTGTGGATCTGTTTGGTGCAAACTTTGACGCCAGCGGGCCTTTTTGGGATCAAGTGCATCAGGCCAATATGAATGCTTACAACAAAGCAAATCAACAAGTACCCAAATTCTTGTGGCCGGATGCACCGCGTAACAGCAAGAACGTGCCACAAGGTATCGCATTCTTTTGGCATCAATTACAAAAATCCTGGGTACCGCAACAGGCTGCTGGTTTCAAGTTTCCAAAACAGCCCTTTAGTGTGTACACACCCGATGCCAAAGACCTTTTCTAAAATGAAAAGTTGCGTCCCAGCCATGGGCACCGTGGGATATCTTACCAAAGGTATCAATGGTGAGTATTTTTTCCGAGTGTATGATAAAGACCACAATTTTGTAGACTATGATATCATGCACTCGGATCTAAAGGTAAAGATACAAGATCAAGATGCATGTTTCTACAATGGCAACAAAATAAAAACATTAGATCATGCACCAAGTACACTAGGAGATACACAATGAAATCATTGATGGAGAGAACACAAGGATTTGCCCAAAAGAAACCTGCACCAGTAAAACGTGGTGGCGCTAGTTATGATGCAACCTATCGTTGGGCACATCGCAAACTTACCGCGGCAGTTGAAGAATATCGTGCGCTGCCTTCGGAGGACCAAACTGCGCGATTGACTCGTGACGAAATGGAGTTCGTTTTGCGTAGATATCAAAACTATTGTATCAAAGAAAACATAGGTGCTCATTACTATGAAGTTGGTCTTGCACATGATGCCAAGACTGAGTTTGAACATGTGATTCCTGCGGTTGTGGCTAGAGACATGTTGCTTTATGATCGTTTTACAGTGGATGAGGTTTTGAACATTCCAACCTGTAGGTTATCTAAATCAAAGCACAAAACGCTTAATAAAACCAAACTAGGCTCAACCACACCTGATGTCTACTGGTTTTGGCAACGTTATCAAGATTTGGGCATCAAAATTGAAACACATGATGGCACTGAGGTTGATACTCAAACTTGGAACCTGGACAATCATTACAATTATTTTAACAAATAATAAAGCTTGACCAAAAAACCAACATTGTTTATACTGTGAACATGCTTAAATTGAATCTACACGAAGCTTTGCAATGGGCAGGTGCTGTTGGCATCATTGCTGGTCACAGTTTGAACGCAGTTGGTCCAGCGGCACATCCTTTTAACATTGTGGCTTTTTTTATTGGCACAGTGTTCTTTTTGATATGGACCGTGTTGGTAGCAAATCGTCCCCAACTACTGGTCAACATTGTGGCGTTGACCATTAGCACCGTTGGGTTGGTAAGAGCTTTTGGGTAATTACTATGCAATTTGAAATTCGTACCCGCAGCACAAAGTACAGAATGTTCATATCAGCGATCATGCCTTCGTTGATGAAACAATTGAACATTGCCAAGAGCAACAAATTTGTTTTGATTGAAATCAGCAAAGCCGCTGGCAACGACAACGACGGCAGTACAGTGGCATTACCTACATTGGACAGTTATGTGATAACCATAGCCCCGGGTAGAATGTCTGACATGGGTGTAACCTTGGCACACGAAATGGTGCATGTTAAACAGTTGATTCGTGGCACTTTGAAAACTCAAGCAGGCGTGAAATATTGGCGCGGTAAGAAGTTTTCCAAGCGAGTAAAATATTTGAGCACACCCTGGGAACAAGAAGCATTTGCCAAACAGGACATACTTTTTAGGAGAGCGATTGATATATAGTAATTGCTATGGAAAATCAATCTAATCAAAAAATGTATAAAATTGTAGATGCTATCTTGGTTGTGGTTTGGCATGTGTTTGTAGCGACAATGTTTCTGGCGGCAGCACTTTTGATCAAAAACTAGCGAGGTACAACAATGAGTGATAAAATCACAGCACTGGCTCAACAGGCCACCACTGACATACTAGGAGTGCCAGTATTGGATCAGCAGCATTTTGCCAAACTCATAATCCAAGAATGTATTGATATTTGCGAACAAGGCAATGACACGCAGGCCTCATCCGGAGGTGCAGCAGCAATGATTAAACTACATTTTGGAGTCTGACAATGGCATACTGTGTGATAGGTGATCGTGACAATCGTTGGCAACCAAGAAAAGGGTTAGAAGGTCCTTTTTATTTTGCCACAGGTCGTGTATTATACTATGACAGCAAACAAGGCCAATACTGGGATCCAACCACAGATTTTTTTGTACCTAACGAGGAAGTCGCAGAATTCCACAGTGTTCTGATGCGTATGCTGTCTAAATAAAATGTTCAAAAAACTTATATTGCTCTTGTGTTTTACGTTGTCTGGATGCACAGTTTTTAAAACTGCACAAACAGAAATGAGAAACGAAATCATTGGCTTCAAAGAAGATTGGCAAAGGACGTTTGGCAATGAGCGAAAAAATTAAAAAAATTGCAGACATATCTCATGGCTTGGCTGTGCAAGAATATTACACAAGATTAGCCGTTGAGCATCCATCTCAGGTAATTTTTTATGATATTTTTAACCAACAATTCGCCGAGTTAATTGTTCGGGAATGTATGAATGTTTTAGATCCAGGTGAGAATCAAGTGATAGCACGTTTTCAAGCAAGGCAATGGCTAGCAGAGCATTTTGGAGTTGAATGATGAACGATCCATTTAAAGAGATAGCAGACAGAGCTCATTTCAACATCTACCACAGCGATCTATGGCGCGGCACCGGTCGGCGTTTTGCTGAATTTATTGTAGAAGAATGTGCCCGGTGTTGCGGATCACAAGCAGACATGCATAACATTCGCAAGCGTTTTGGTCTCCCTGTGGAAAGCAATGTGCAATATCCTGGTACTGAAGCGCAAGCACATAAGTCACAATATGATAGAGAGTATAATATTCCAGCTCAGGCCAATGAACAATAGGAGATAGCATAATGACCAATTGGAAAGTTTCAAACTACTTTAAAAAATCTTGTGAAGAACATGAAATTTATGTCAAAGACAATTTAACAATCAAACGTATCACAGGATATCGCGGAGCAAGTTTCTTTGTAGAAACTTTAGACGAAAATCCACCAGACTTTGAATTTACTTTTGTACCAGGTGGTGATGGCAAAAAAGATAGCATAGACATGTATAATTGCTATGGCAATAACATAGACAATGTAGAACTTGAAAGCATGTGGGATGGTTGTTGGGAAGAAGTAATTTTTCCTGAAGAAATGGATCAAGAAGAAAAAGATCGTTTGCAATCATTAATAGATGAAGAAGGTATTTACGAAGTGCTAGAAAATCAAGAAGGCTGGGTTCTAACAGACACCGAGGCATGGATCTGGGGACCTATTTTGATTGAAGATGAGGCAGCAAATCAAGTTCGGATTATTGTTGCCGACGAAGATGGCAATGTTGTTGACTATCAGGAGAAACAATGAAAACACTTGAGCAAGCATGGAATCTCATTGAAATGCTAAATGATGATGCTCACGATGAATCATGGAACACATGGATCGAAGCAGATGAACTTGCTGACTCTGACGATGAAGAAGATCAGGAACGAGCTGAAGATGTTAGAGAAAAGGCCAGTGCGGAACAAGCAGAATACTTTCGTGACTTTTGGTATGAATTAGAACAAGAAGATCAACTATCAATTGAACATTGGTTAGATCAAGATCAAGATTTTCGTGAACAGTTTGCATCTTGGTTTGGCGAACTTGAATTTGTTGACGAGTTCCCAAGATTTGGTCCAGAAGAATCCGACAACTAAATGAAACCCTAGCATTACTTAAATACATTCCTAAAATTTGAGCATGGTGGGAAAATTGTAAAACAAAAGCACAACAATGAAGAAAATTTTAATTACAGGTGGCAGTGGATTTATTGGCAGTCATTTGTGTAAAATACTACTAGCTCAAGGAAATCAAATTTATTGCCTTGACAATCTATCATGCGGTAATAAAGATAACATAGCCACCCTATTAGGTCATCCACGATTTTCTTTCATTGAGCATGATGTAAAAGATAAAATTTTCATTAACGTAGATGAAATATATAATTTGGCATGTCCTGCAAGCCCAAAGCAGTATCAAATTAACCCAGTGGATACTGTTTTAACCTGTGTACTAGGTGCTTTTAACATGCTGAATCTAGCACAACAATGCAATGCAAAAATATTACAAACCAGCACGTCAGAGATTTACGGAGATCCGTTAGTGACCCCACAGGTAGAAACTTATCTGGGCAATGTTAATCCAATTGGTCCACGCAGTTGTTATAATGAAGGTAAACGTTGTGCCGAAGGGTTGTTTATGAACTACTACCATTCTAATAATACACAAATAAGAATAGCCAGAATTTTCAATACTTTTGGTCCAAACCTTGCAGTGAATGATGGTCGTGTTGTGAGTAATTTTATTGTACAATCATTGTCCGGGCAAGACATAACCATTTACGGAACAGGACAGCAAACTAGAAGTTTTTGTTATGTGGATGACACTGTGCGGGGATTGCTGGCATTGATGTCCAGTACAGTAACTGGGCCAGTCAATATTGGCAACCCAACTGAATTTAGTATTCTAGAAATGGCCACTAAAATTATACACCTAACAAAGTCTTCTAGTAAACTCGTGTTTCTTAGTGGTCAATTTGATGATCCAAAGCAACGCTGTCCGGATATCAGCCTGGCAAAAAATACCTTAAACTGGAGTCCACAGGTGTCTATTGACGTTGGGTTACAAAACACCATAGATTATTTTAAAAGAAAACTAAAATGTCTGTGAAATTTATTGGCACTGGTTTTCCAATCAGCCACGATTATGGTTCTGAAGAACGCGATTGTTGGAAAAGTATACTACAACAAATAGATCATAAATTTCCCGATCAGCAAAATTTACTGATAAGTTTAACTTGGTTTGGGCCGCAGTTTGACAACAACGGTTGGTCGGACTTGATGGAACTTAATGCACAAGGCATGACTTTTGATAACTTGTTTCTTGTTGCCACAGTGGATCCACCCTATGTCAATGTTACAGAAATACAAGAAATCAAGTATCTGTCACAGGCATTGTACACATACTATCTTGGCAATTTTGACAGTCCACATCAGTTTAATTTCTTTGCCCCAATTATTGCTGAAAAGTTTGTAAAATACAAAGAAGAAGAACTAGTGCTTGGGGAGTTAAAACATCTATATGTAAATTATAATCGCAAGCCCAAACCCCACAGAGTGGATTTTGTTAAAAAATTGCAAAGCCAGGGCGTGTTCGACGATGGTGTTGTGACCTTGGGCAAAACCAGCGAGTCAGACATGTACATCACCATTGGGGAAAAACAAGAGAGCTATGTTGATCTAGGAAATCGTAAAGAAGTTTGGGGATTTGGACTACCACAAGACTATTACAGTTTACACAACATGGATATATGGAAACATACATTTTTGTATATAAATGCAGCCACGGAATTCAACCCTATAAATGATTTATTTTGCCAACAGGACACGTTCAAACCCATGCTTGGATTGAGACCATTTGTAATTAACGGGGTGCAGAGAACGTATAGATGGTTAAGACTCAATGGGTTCAAGACATTCAATCATTATTGGAATCATATTCCCGTTGAGACAGGCGATGTACACACTACACTGATACAATTAATACAGCATTTACAATCTCTCCCCAGGGAAGAAATTTACAACATGTACCATGACATGATGCCGGATCTTCAGTACAACAAACTGAGATTCTTTGAATTTGCCAATGAACAAAAGTACAAAATGAATCATTTGTTTGACTGATATGAAATTTTTAATAATCGGTGATAGCTGGGGCATAGGTGAGTATGCAATAACAAACCAATTAATGAAACCGGTTCCTCACACCGGCATTGACCACTACCTTCAGTGCCACGGGCACACTGTTGAGAATATATCAGCTGGGTCTGCCTCAAATTTTGGCCAACTACGCCACTGTAGAACTGTGCTTGAACAGGCAGATTCCATGCCTGATTATATAATTTGGTTTCATACCGAACCTGTCAGGGACATAGCCGATACAGTAATCGATGATGAATTAGATGGTCCAGTGCAATTTCCTTTGATTAACAGTCTTGAAGATTTTGATCAAGCCATGCAGTATATAAACTATCAAAACTATGCGTTTGCTGAAACAATACACAGTCAATTTCACTGCCCATTTATTGCTATTGGAGGTTTGGGAAAGTTGCACTCTTGCATTGAAAGTTTTTCTTTTGCCAGGTATAAAATCTACAGTTGGGCAAAAGAAATGTTACAGTCAGCTGATCTTCCTGACAATATTTTGAGTAGAAACAGAGAAAAAGAAATTATCAATCAATTCAAATTTACCAAAGAATCAATTATCAATGCCATTGATGCCAGCAGACATTATCAGGAATTATTAAAAAATTCCCCTAAGTTTCCTGATGGCTTGCACCCTGCAAGATCTGAGTATGAATCCCTGTGCCATCGTATACTAACATGCCTAGCCTCATACCAATTAAACTCAATATAACCTTAGATGAAACCCAGTAACTTTTACTTTGATGATAAAATATTGTTGCGTGAACAAGATTTGTTCACGCAGGCCAAATATCTTGGTCATGAAATCTTAGTAGACAACTACTATACCGTTCCACAAGAAGACAGTGCGCGAGTTCTTGTGAAAAACAAGAATGGTATAGAATGTTTGAGCAATGTATGTAGGCATAGGCAGGCTGTGATGTTGAATAGGTCAGGGCACACAGCAAATATTGTATGTCCATTGCACGGCTGGACGTATGATTTAAATGGACAGCTAATTGGTGCTCCAGATTTTGATCCATGCCCGGATCGACACCTGACTAAATTTCCTATACAGAGCTGGAATGGTATTTTGTTTGAAAACAACAAACACATTGTTCCAGATTTGCAATCAATGAAACTTGGGCATCACTTTGATTTTTCTGGTTATGCGTTCCATTCGCGTCGCGAACATGTATGCAACTATAATTGGAAAACTTTTATTGAGGTATACTTAGATGATTATCATGTAAGACCGTTTCATCCTGGTCTAGGAAACTTTGTGGATTGTACAAAACTAGATTGGCAATTTGGCGAAAACTACAGTGTGCAGTCTGTGGGCATTTTCAACAAATTAAAAACCCCAGGCACCTCAATATACAAACGCTGGCACAAGGCGTTGTTAGATTACAGGCATGGTAATGTGCCGGATCATGGAGCAATATGGTTAACCATATATCCCAACATCATGGTAGAATGGTATCCCGAAGTATTGGTTATTTCTACATTGTGGCCAGAAACACCACAGCGCACAAGAAACATAGTGGACTTTTATTACCCAGAAGAAATAGTGCATTTTGAAAGCGAATTTGTGGAAGCTCATCAGGCCGCATACATGGAAACCGCCTACGAAGATGATGAAATAGCAGAGCGCATGGATCGAGGACGTAGATTTAACATGTCTTTGAATTTTGATGATGTAGGACCTATGCACAATCCCATGGAACTAGGTTTGAAATATTTTTACGAATACTACGACGTATTGAACTCTCAGGAAAAACAGTGACTCAAAACAAACTTTCATCATTACCAGACATTGAACGCCATGAATTGGTATATGCCAGTATTGGTTTTCTAAGAACAGTTACCCACATATATGGCCCAGATCGTGGCATAGAAATCTGGGGACAACTTGCTGATGCAGTGGACGCTGATCTCAAAGCCCAGGTGTTTATGGCCATGCTCAGTGGTGACATGGATCAAAGAAAAATAATGGTGCGTACATCTGGATACGGCGACTTTCAAAAGGTCAGTTTTATTCGTAGTATAAGAACCTATGATCGCAGAAATCTTGATTTAAAACAGGCCAAAGAAATAGCAGATGACCTAATAGAAAAAGGTCATGTGATGCTAGAAGTAGACACATCACTTAAACCCACATTCAAAGTAGAGTTACGCAAACTAGGACTACTTGTGTAATTTGCAACATTGACCAAAAAATCATGGCCTGCTACAATTTGATCTGTAGCAAGGCATAATTCCATTGCTAAAACAACAACTTTTCAAGGACGGTTACTAAAATGCAAACTGTTAAAGAATTGTTAACATTTGTGGTTGCTGGAATCACAATTGGCTCTGTGATTGCAATTTTGCTATTGGCTGGAAATAATTTGGCGCAAACGCTTTTTGGTTGACCAAAAAAACCCAATTTCGTATAATATGGGTATAGTGAATAACAAGGAGCGTGACAAATGAGAACAGCATTCGAAGGTCTTACTACCCAAGAAATCCGTGAAGTCGGCATGTACGGTTGCACCGAAGCGCAGATGCGCGAAGCAGTAGAGTCCAGCGTCACTTTCAAGTTCACTGGTCCGGCCATGGTTGTTGCTAGCATGATGTCGGATGCACAAGAGATGGTCAATACCGAATACGGTGAAGTTGATTCAATGCGAGCCGAAGATGCTCGTCAGCAACTGAACCGTGCCAAGTGGGTCCTGTTTACTTACATCATGGATCGGAAATAATCATGGACAAGACTGTTATTGATGGCCTGTACGAAGAATTGATCTACCTCGATGAGCAGGCTGGTTGCTTTGATGAGTTTACGAATGCTCGTATCGATGAGCAGCGTCGTAAGATTATGATCCAACTTATTGAACTGGAGTCTGAAAATGTTTGATCAAACTGTGAATTTCGTAACACATACTAACGGTCGTGGCTACTGGAGCACGGTCAGTGGTTGTGTAAAAATCAACCGTGTGCGTATTGCCTATCTAGACGACGAATTGGATTTTGGCGAACTTCGTGCCTACTTTGATCCTCAAGAGTGGGACACAGACAAAGATGGACTGATCTACACCGACCCAGCCTGGATGCAGTCTTTTAGAAATTGCATGGCTACATTAGGCTTCAGTGAAGCGGCTTTACAAGACATTGACTACAGCGAGCAGGGCATGCAGGGCGACAACTATGTGAGCATGGATGTGGGCGGTGACTTCATCCGCGAGTGCGAAGCTCTTTATCGCTTTTGCGTTCTTAAACGAGCAGTTAATCTGACCGAGGCATAAAGTGAATTCATCAAATGTAAAAGTTTTTTTTGTAGAATACAGATATGGGTCTAATCGTTGGGAAGCACTATCGCCCTTTAGTGATTTGAACACTGCCAACAATTACATGCTTCAACAAATCAAACAAAGTCAAGGCGGTATCAATGGAACTTTAAATGGCCTAACCGAGCAAGATTTTAGGATTAGAGCCGAAACCTTGGTAAAGCCACAACTAGTTAATTCATAACATAGGAGACAACATGTTCTATTCTGTTGACAAAACCAATGTTAGAGCTTATACTACACTGCTGCTGGACATGGTAGAAGATGGCATTGTAGATAAAGATTTGCTTATCCGTAACTTGCTAGGTTGGATGAGCGAAAGCGAAGTCGAAGAATTTTCCCGAACCGAAGGGTATATTCTAGACGATGACGACGAATAAAAATAAACCATGTTCCGGCCTATTATAGGAGAGTAATATGGCTGGACGTAATTTCTTATTTGTGCCTGGACCTACCAATGTTCCAGATCGAGTTCTTAGAGCTATGGTTGTTTCCATGGAAGACCACAGGTCTCCGGATTTTCCTGCGCTTACCAAAGCAATAATTCCTAAACTCAAAAATCTGTTTAGAACACAAACAGGCACACCTTTTATTTTTCCCAGCAGCGGCACAGGTTGTTGGGAGGCGGCAATTTCAAATACCTTGTCGCCAGGTGATCGTGTGTTAGCTGCAAGATTTGGACAGTTCAGTCACCTTTGGATTGAAATGTGTCAGCGTCTTGGCTTGGAAGTTGATGTCATTGACTGTGAATGGGGCACAGGTATGCCTCTAGACATAGTGAGAGATAGACTTGAAGCAGACACCGAACATCGAATCAAGGCAGTGTTGGCAACACACAATGAAACTGCCACTGGTGTCACTTCAGATGTTGCAGGTGTGCGCCGTATTATGAACAATGCTAATCATCCGGCCTTGCTGTTTGTAGATGCTGTGAGTAGTTTTGCCAGCATTGATTTACGAGTAGATGATTGGGGCATTGACATGGTGGTCACAGGATCACAAAAAGGTCTCATGCTACCAGCTGGACTAGGTATCCTGTGTGCTAGTGAGAAGGCTCTTGAAATGCGTAAGACAGCAAAGTTACCAAGAGCTTATTTTAATCTTGACGACATGTTGCAGTCCACAACCACTGGTTACTTTCCCTACACGCCTGCTCTATCATTACTATACGGCTTGAAAGAAGCATTGTGCATTTTAGAAGAAGAAGGATTAGATAACGTAATACAGCGCCATAATTATCTAGCTTCTGGTGTACGTGCTGCGGTACAAGGTTGGGGGTTGAAATTGTGTGCTCAGGAACCTAAATGGCATAGCGACACTGTTTCGGCAATCATGGTTCCAGAAGGCATCAACGGTGCAGATGTGATCAGTAGAGCATATAAGAGATATAACCTATCCCTAGGTGCAGGTCTAAACAAAATGGCAGGCAAGCTTTTCCGCATAGGCCATTTGGGCGACATGAATGAAGTACACTTAATGGCAGCAATCGCTGGGGCAGAAATGGCCATGCTAGACTGCGGTATCAAAGTCGAGCCCGGTAGTGGAGTGGCCGCTGCCAGTGAATATTGGCGTAACAATTGACATGGAGATTTTATGAATTATAGACCAGCTGGTTCTAATATAAAAAACATGCGTGTGACCTTTGGCAATCGTAAACGTCAAATCATGGTCCAACAATTGTTGGACAATTTGCACACAGAGTATCTTGACATGATTGATGCTGCTGTTGAACACAGTGATTTGAGCAAGGCAAACGAAATCATTGACTATATACGTAACATCAAGTAAACTACAGACATGGAATTTTTACCCGCATTAGAACTTATTGACCGATTGTGTATTGCAAGAGTCAAACATGTCAGAACCCAAGGCAGTAATCAAGTCGAACTTGATTGGTATGAAGACAAGTTTGCCTCTATGCCGCAAAGCAATGAATTAGACGCAGCAATCAACTCCTTGACCGATATACATCACGCTATTTGGGATTTAGAGTGGCAACTGAAAAGTGGTGTTGAACAAATGCTGAGTTTGTCTGAAATTGGTAGACGTGCAATAGCAATACGTGATTTTAACAATCAACGAATTGCTTTGAAGAATGAAGTTGCATCATTATTGCATCATCCTGTAACAGAAGTTAAAACAGATCATTTAGCAGACGGTAAACTGAGTTTCAAAGTGTAAAGTTTTGGGGCCGGAAGCATTTTAGGTATATGCGTCCGACTCATAATCGGGGGACAGAGAGTTCGAATCTCTCCCGGCCCACCAAATCTTTATCTACGCCTATTTCCGGGCGTTTCGTTTCCGTTAAATAAATGATGTTAAAAATAATTTTGCCTCTGGTGTTTTGTGTGTCAATGGCTCATGCAGAACCAGTAGTGACTAACAAGCGCAATACCAAGTCGCATCAATCGCCTAATGTGACCAAGCACCACGCCAAGAAAAAAACCAAACGTGTTACCAAATCAAACAAGCAATACCATAGAAAGACTGCCTCTTATAGCAAAGTTAGTACTAACTTGCCCAGCAGTTTTATTATGTTAGACGCATCAACACATCAACCTGTTTTGGATCATGAGGCAAACGTTTCTAGACCAATGGCCAGTTTAACCAAACTCATGACCGCCATGGTGGCCTTGGACTATGACAACAATCTCAGTCGCATGGTTGGCAAGCGCACACGAGAACAAATGTTTGGTGAACTTTTGGTACGCAGTAATAATCAAATAGCAGAAGAGTTTTCGCGTGATTACCCAGGTGGTCGTCCAGCGTTTCTTGCTGCCATGAATGCCAAAGCACAAAAGCTAGGCATGCATAACACTCATTTTGATGATCCCAGTGGTTTGCTGGCCAGCAATACCAGCAACGCAACAGATGTTGCTAAAATGGTGTCAGCTGCTCATGATTATGAAGTGATCCGTAGAATCAGCACATACATTGATTTGGTAAACGTAAATGTCAAGGGCAAACGTGTATCAGTTACAAAAAAGCCAAACACTAATCATATGATACTCAGTCATTACAAAGATGCCGTGCATGTTAGTAAAACTGGATTTACGTCTCGCGCAGGATTTTGTGTTGGAATTTTCCTCCAAGAACAAAACAAAAATTATGTGGTAGTGGTCATGGGTGCAAGAAACTCCAAAGAAAGATTTGAGCGTGTATCAAATCTAGTGAACACCGCTGTTAAACGATCAATTTAAAATCTGTGATAAAACTTTCTTACCATGAATGGTTTGACAACGTCAGACCAAAGTTATTGAAAGAATTTGGTCCAAGAATAGCCATAAGTTATGTTTGTAAACGAGAACTTGGATTCACAGTTCGTGACCACAAGGGCTGGGTAGACAATCTAAATTATGATAAAGAAATGCGCGAACTTGAGCAAAATTTATCCAATGAGTGGTTGATTGTGCCACCCCCCAAGGGACAGTATGATAAAATGATTTGTTTGGATTTCTACGATGATAAAGCAGAAACCTTTTTTAGGCTGCGATATCTTCACACATGACCAAAATTACAATCAATAACTGCAATGCCAGTGCCACCATGGACATTGTGTACAGTCTACGTGAACAAGGATGGCAACAAGGCATAGACTTTGAATTTAGATTCTATCCCGTCGGTGAACCAAAGCTAATAGATCACAATTTAGACAACGGAGATTACACATACACAGTGCAACCAGCACATGTTATCTTTGAGTTCTATGATTCAAGCTACGCCACAATGTTTGCATTGAAATACACAGGTAAGTGATCACTAACTGTTGCATTTTAAGCAACAAAAAACCCTTTGACCAAAAAAACCCATTTTGCTATAATATGGGTATAGTGAATAACAAGGAGCCAAACATGCTTATTACTAAAACTGTGACAGTGAACGTGCGCCTACCAAAGTTCGAATCAGTGTGCCGTGAAATGTGGAAGAGCCAAGATGGCATGTTTACTGCTTCGCAATGGCGAGGGGTCGGCATTGATAAAAAAGATGCAATAGCCCGCACTATTGCGGATCCTGTGGTTCGCGAAAAGTTTGATTCGGTGATTGCCAAACTTGCAACACGCAAGAATGTTAGACAAATGGATTTTTATGCAGAGAATATTGCTTTTGACGTAATGGATAAGTTGTCTGCTCGTCACTGGATCGTGAAGGCCAATCAAGACTTAGCTGACAAATACTATCCATATGGGTTCTAATTTTGGTTGACCAAAAAAACCCATTTTGCTATAATATGGGTATAGTGAATAACAAGGAGCCAAATATGAGGGTAACCACAGTGGGTGTGATAGGCGGTTGGCAGACTGAACTACAGTTCGCAGATGGTTCGGTGGTGCGTGTGGGTCCAGTGTGCAATCGTTGTAGTGATGCTTGGGACTGGCAGCGGGACAATCTTTTTAATGTAGTAAGTGGCTATTCAATGATGGAGGCAGCATGATGATGGCAGAGAAAGAACGAGTATTTAATATTCTTGCTGATCGTTGGCAGTTTGATCGTAAGAATCATGGTAGCCTGTTTGATCGTGGATCCGCTGACAGCTACTATCATCGTGCGCCAGCAGCCCACTATGGTGGGGTAGGTGGCGACAGCGGTCCGCGTGTGGAAGTTAAAGATCCGGCCAGTGTGGCAGAATACATGGCTGGCTATGAGTGGAATGAAAAATTTGGTGACAAGAAAGATTGGAACTGATCATGAACACCACAAAAGACATCTACGCTGCTATTGTTACCATTATGCAAAGGTATAATTAAAACACAAGGAGTGACACCATGGGACAAATAAAAAATCTAATTATAGAGATCCTAGAACTGCATGCACATGGGCTAACCACAACGGAAATTTCAGACCGATTGGGGCTGGCTTTGATTACAGTAACCAACGTTATCAACGAATACAGTTATTTGGAGGGCTAATATGGGGCTGGATCAGTATGCTTATGTCGCGGCAAAGGCCGGGCAACAACAAGAGTATTGGGAATCGTATGTTACGGAAGTAGAAAAAAGTTCTGTAACTAAACCGCGTGAAATTGCCTATTGGCGCAAGCATCCTAATCTGCATGGTTGGATGGAGCAACTATGGCGAAACCGTGTTACAGATCCCAGTGCGGATCCAATGTTCAACGGTGTTGAGCTAGAGTTGACCTGGGAAGATCTAGACCAGCTAGAACAGGATGTGAAAGAAAAAAGACTGCCCGCCACAACAGGTTTCTTTTTTGGTGAGGACAGTGACGAATATTACCTTGAACAAGATCTAGAGTTTATCAAAACCGCTAGAGCAGACTTGTTCATGGGGCTCAAGGTTTTTTACAACTCTAGTTGGTAAAAAATTGGGCAAACTGAACCAAAATTATGCAAAATCCGGTTGACACCAAATTTAGGTTTTGCTATAATTATGGTATGCTGCTGTTGTTGCAGCATGACATTTCTAACTTTGGCAATGAAAGGCAATTAACTTATGGCTACTGAAAAACTTTTTACTGTTGCAGGCACTGCTACCAACCCTAACGGCACTGTTAAGGTTCGCTTTGCTAACGATCTTGTTGCTCGTATCAAGATCCTAAACAAAGCAGGTTGCACTGATATTAACTTGGTGGAACTACCCCAGGCTATGACCAAGCTCGAAGCACTCAAGCATCTTCAAGTCTTGGGCATGACCAATGGTGATGCAGAGTTTGTTGTAACAAGCAAACTCGCTGAGAAAGAAAAGCTGGCTGAAAAATCCAGCCGCAACGTTACTCTCAAAACTGGTTCTAAGACAATCAAGTCTGCAAAAACAACCAAAACTGAAATGGCAGAAACTGCGTGACTGTAGCAGCGGTGGAAAAGTCAGCCCTAGAGGCTGACTTTTTCATGACTGCAAATGCCCACAAATAATAAATACTTTTATGAACGATAGCGTTAACTTAGAAAGTCATGTTAGACAAACCATGCTAGGTGTTCTAGCTATTCTGTTTAACAGTGGAGTTAAGATTGTTTCAGTCGGTGGATTGTTGAGAATTTTTGGTGTACCTAATTCGGTTGCAACCAATCACGATAATGAATACATCGAAATAGACGAAGAACTAAGCCTAGAAGATCTTGAATCGCTTAGTATACTTGAACCTTGTGCTCCTGAAGGAACAACAATCCATTGAGCAATAACCCTCGAGAGCTGCAAGCTCTCTATGTGGTTACCATGCGTTGCAATCAAGCTGAAACCAAATTCAAGCTCTGGGCCAAATCCAGCCCACACAATCGCATCAGCGTAGAAGGTAACCGAATTTATATTTTTGATCAAAACACATGGCAAAGGTTTTACATAACCTGGCCGCATGGGTTTGAACAACTCATTATTTGGGATGCGTGGAGTCGCAGACATTTAACCTAACAAAGTCTAAATCTTTGACATTCCGCGCTGGTTACTATATAATACAGGAAAGGAGATAGTAGATGTTTGGTGATCAAATTTTTGAGCAATCATACAGAAGTGCAGCTGAAGTAAATTCAGCCATGTTGAGGGTATACAACTACATGGCCCTGGCATTGGCGGTTAGTGGAATCGTTGCCATGGGTGTGGCCAGTTCGCCCGAGTTAATGCAGTTTTTCTTTACAGGTTTTACCAAATGGATTGTGTTATTTTTACCATTGGTTATGATTTTTTTAATTACACCGGCACTGTCTTCAAACCCGCCTAGGCCATTGGCTTTAGGACTGTTGTTGGCCTTTGCAGCGGCCATGGGACTGAGCATAGCCAGCGTGTTTGTGCTGTACACCGCTGCCAGTATTGTAATGGCTTTCTTGAGCACAGTTATCTTGTTTGGTTGTATGTCACTGTATGGATACTTTACCAAACGTGATCTAGAAAGCATTGGACAATATTTGTTTATTGGTCTTATTGCAATAATCATAGCCAGTCTTGTGAATTTATTTTTCCAATCAAGTTTGGTTACAATGATCGTTAGTGCATGTGCTATTGTGGTGTTTCTTGGGCTCACTGCCTATGATAGCCAACGTATTAGAAACGAAATAATGTACAACGATTCATATTCGGCTGAGATAGTTGGTGCCTTGAGCTTGTATCTCAATTTTATCAACATTTTCCTCAGCCTGTTACATCTAACAGGTAGCAGAAATGAGTGATGATGAATTTCAAACTTTCAAACAAGCATTAAAGGACTTCAGCGAATCTAGTGATCCCGAACAGGACAAGATTACTTCGGCGAGCAGTGATTTAGATTTTTTTAACCTGTCGGGAATCACAAGCATAGGTGCTTTGACCACTCAACAAATCACTGCTTTGGACTTGAGCAGTTTATGCGACGCAAACACTATTTCGTTGACTTCGCTGAGTCCAAATGCCTATGCCACTGGTTCTACAATTAATCTTGGCGGTGGCGGAGGTGCCGGAGCAATATATACAACTGGTGCTATTCCTGGAGGTTGGAACAACTCGGGCAAGGTAAAAATTGATGCTGAGGATATTGAAGTAAATGGCAAGAGTTTGATGAAATGTCTTGATAGAATTGAACAGCAACTAGGCATTCTTGACACTGATGATACACTTGAAAATGAATGGCAAGAACTTAGAACTCTTGGCGAACAGTATAGAGCGTTGCAACAAAAGATCAAAGACAAACAAAAAACATTTGACATTTTAAAAACTTTACCAGAACCAACTCTGCCAAAATGAATTCAAAACAAAAAATCAAACACATTGTTGAATGGTTGCGTACCTACGCAAAACAAAATAAAATATCAACTTTTGTTGTAGGCATCAGTGGTGGTATTGACAGTTCTGTGGTAAGCACATTGTGTGCAGAAACAGGCATTACCACTATTGCGGTACAGATGCCTATCCATCAAGATCCTAATCTTGATAATCGCAGCAGCATGCATGCCAAATGGCTTTTGGATAGATATTCTGATGTGGTCATACATGTAAGCTTAAACCTAACAGAAATTTTTGATGTATTTGCTCACAAACTTGATTGGGTCAGCAGAAACAGTGACTCGGCAGAGCTGGCATTTGCCAATTCAAAGTCAAGACTGCGTATGATGACCCTTTATCAAATTGCACAGTGTAGAAATGGCTTGGTTGTGGGCACAGGCAATAAAGTAGAAGATTTTGGCGTAGGATTTTTTACTAAATACGGAGACGGCGGAGTAGACCTAAGTCCCATTGGTGATTGTCTAAAAACTGAAGTTTGGGACATGGGGCGAGAGTTGGGGATTCTAAAGGAGATCATTGAAGCTGCCCCAACCGACGGACTTTGGTCAGATCGACGCACTGACGAAGATCAACTTGGCATGAGCTACCAAGAACTTGAGAGAGCCATGCAAAATGATCCACTAGCATGTGAAAGTGGTTATGAGACACCAGCACATGACCTAGATAAAACTGAATGGGCACAACTTAAAAAGTATCGTGAGATTCGTGCCCGGAATATGCACAAGATGCTGCCTATTCCAGTTTGCAAAATCAATTAATTTTGAAACACTCTTCGGAGTGAGCAGCGGTTCTATATATGTTCGACCGTTGCGCCGTGATTCTATCACGTAAACCTAGGAGGAAAAACCGATGGCAACATATATGAGAGTATTATTTTTAGTAGTAGCAGGATGGTTTTGTGTTGTAACTGTATCAGCTACAAGCAAACACAAGTTTGAAGATTTAGAAGACGAACTTGCAGTAACACCAACCTCAGTTGAAACAATTAGAGACAAACAACGACAACTGGCATGCATGACACAAAACGTTTATTGGGAAGCTGCCAGCGAACCAGCAGAAGGCAAAATAGCGGTCGCCCAGGTAGTTATGAATCGTGTAAAATCTGGTCAGTTTCCTAGCACACCATGTCAAGTGATTTTTCAGAAAAACGTAATTTATGAAAAAGTAATTTGCCAGTTTACATGGGCTTGTGACAAGGCAGTTCCGCAGAAAACAGTTCGCCAAGATCTTTGGCGCGAAAGTCAAGAAGCTGCTAAAATGGTGTTGATTGAAGGATATCGTTTGCCTTCAATTGAAGGCGCATTGTATTACCATGCAGACTATGTTAAACCCAACTGGGGCAAGAAGCAAAGAGCAAAAATTGGACGACACATTTTTTACTAAGGCTATCAAATGAACTTTCAAACCATGCTTGATAAAGCAAAAAGTGCAATCAATGTTGAGATAATTCAGAAATGGGTAGTGGATCACGTGGCTCCCATTTCTGCAGAAACTTTGAATTGGATAGGTATAGTGCTAATTCATTCTGCTACCATTCCTTCGTTGTTGGCAGTGATGACCGGATTAAGCGATAGGATGCCCCCTATTGACATGGTGTTGCTGCTCTGGGCAGGGCTTGTGGCCTTGTTCATGCAAGCGGCTGTGTTGAACAACCGTTTACAAATTGTTACTATAAGCGTGGGCTTCATGCTGCAAAGTGTGCTCATGGCTTTGATATTTTTCCGTTGACCAAAAAATACAGTTGTGTTATCGTATTGATATATTCCTGGAGGTATTATAACATGAGTATGCATCTTGAAGGTCCATGGCTTAGTACTGTTGGCAAACGCAAAGGCAAACAAAAGTTTCGCAACGCCGAACAGGCTGCAAAACAACGGCAGCTGGCCAACGACTGGCAACAGTTGTTGGACAAGTACAGGCCAACTACAAAAGTCAAAGTTACCCAAAACAAAACATATTCGCCGCCGCCTCGCAACTATCGTGGATCTGATCAACCACGAATCCCAAGTCTTGACACAGGGGCACCACATACCACAGGCCGTGTGAGCAAACAATACACAGGTACCAAAGTGCTTGGTATAGCCACAATGCACAAAAGCAACGCTGTGCCGGTGTTTGCAGAAGAACAAGCAATTGAAATCTCACAAATGCGTCGCGGTTAATGACTGATATATTAGCTCATTGGAAGATCAAAAAGTTTGTTGTTACAGAAAACTGTTTGAAACCATGTGATGATCAAAATCAGATATTGATAGTATTAACTAATTTTAATTTCTGGGTAACAAATCATAATGATTTGCGTAAATGGTGTGAGGAAAACAACGGCAAAGTAGAAGGCATGACTGTGCTTTTGCCTGACCAACGCACTCTTACAGCCTTTATGCTAAAATGGAGTTAAACAAGCTAAGTAACAAATATGGCAAAAGATGAAACAATAACACTTGAAGGTGAAGTTCTAGAAATTCTACCCAACGCTACATTTAGAGTTAAACTCAAAGACAATAACTTGGTTATAATTGCATACTTAAATGGGCGCATGAGACAGAACAACATTAGAGTATTACAAGGTGATTCAGTAACACTAGAGCTCAGTCCTTACGATCTCACAAGAGGCAGAATCACAAGACGGCGATGACAATAAATACACCATGCGTGAATATATTGATTTACTTGAAGCTAGCACAAGACCAGCCAAGCTGGAAACCACACCTCTTCCCTATGGGGTAAAAGATCTAGAGCCTGTGATGAGCAAGGCCACACTAGATTACCACTTTGAACATTTGGCAAAAGGCTATGCAAAACGATATAACGCCGGCGAAGGCAATAGCAATTTTAATCGTGCTGGTAGTTTTCTACATAATCGATTCTTCCCTCAATTTCGAGAGCCAAAAGCAGCCAACCGTCCCCGCGGTGCAGTGGCCACGTTGATTGAAGAAAAGTTTGGTACATACGAAGATTTCAAAGATCAAGTAAAAGAAAAAGCCATGGCCATACAAGGCTCAGGCTGGGTATATCTGTCCACCACGGGTGAAATCAAAACTATCGCCAATCACCAAGTACGCACTGACATCGCGCTGTTGATTGATTGGTGGGAACACGCCTGGGCATTGGACTACCAAAGCGACAAAGAACGATATCTAGACAACATTTGGAAAATTATCAATTGGGACGTTATCAACGATAGACTATGATCACAATAACAGATACCTGTGTTGAAAAACTGCAAACCTTGATACAAGAAGAAGGCAACCCTGATCTAAAGTTACGAGTATTTGTACAAGGCGGTGGTTGCTCAGGCTTTCAGTACGGCTTTACCTTTGATGAAATACAAAACGAAGATGACTTTGATATCAACAGATCTGGTATCAAAGTTCTTGTGGATAGCATCAGCATGCAATACTTACAAGGTGCTGAAATAGATTTCGCCCAGGACATCATGGGCGAAAGTTTTGTGATTAAAAATCCAAACGCTGTGACAACTTGTGGTTGTGGCAGCAGTTTTTCTGCTTACTAAACTGTTTCTGCTTGTAACGTTGTATCAGTGGCAGGATCAAGATCATCCAACATAGCTAAGATATCATTTGTGACACCTTCGCTGTCTCCTATTCTAAGCTTGAGCACAATATTGGTAACATATTTGTTGCTGATTTCTTCCCAAAAATTTTCATCAATGTTTGGATTGGCATTAAGCTCTTTGATTATTTTACTTGCTCTGATGTAGTACTCTAAAACCAAATTGCCGCTGGTGTAGGTACGCAAGTTGGTCAACATTTCTACATCGTTCTCAATTTCTTCTTCAGACAACCCACCTGGCGGTACTTTGGTATAAACATTGTAAAAGATACAGCTATCATCTCTACTGAGAAGTTCTGTTACACAGTGCTCTTGATTGTTGGTATCCTCGCAATGCGAGCAGGCTTGTCTATCTTTTAAATACTCTTCTAATGATATTCCCATTGTTTACCCTTTGTTTATTTTAAAAAAGTTACCTATTTTTCTTATGACCTTATCAGTGGCACTGATACTTGTGACTATACCCAGTAGCAGAGTTGTGGTTCCCCAGATCAACGCTGTTTTGGCCCACATTGGCATACGTCGTCCTGTGTTAAACTTGGATATCAATCTACACATTGGTAAGCCAACGTCCATGATAAACTTACCTGCCGGATTAGACTTTGTATAACCTTCAGCATTCATTCTGTAAGCCATTTCTTCGGCCCAGGGTCTAGCAATACCATCTAGATAGTAGGCCACGATTCGAATTTGTAAATCTTGTCTTGCCTTTTCATCTCGTATCCACGGGAACACAATCTTTCTAAAGGTCGCGCTGCCGCCACCTTCCAACAAGTCAACCACAGGACCGGCCCAGCGTAGATATCCATTGTAGGCATCAGGATCGTTGTCGCGTAACAGTACTCCAAATGCTTGATCAGCCTTGTTCATCGCACTATCAAAATATCCAAGCTCGGCCAATTTCTGGCAAATGACTTTACAACCACCGCCACGGCCCGAAGGTGGCGAAGGTGGTGGTGCTGGGGGCGGTGGAGGGGGTGGTGGAGGTGGAGCATATCGTTCTTCAGCTATACCTTTTTCAATAAAGATTGGATTATCTGGACCAGGCTGTGGCGTGGGTGGACTAGGCCCATCAACAACAATAAACACAGGTGCACCGCCACCGCCACCACCACTTGGGGGTGGTTGTGGAGTTCTTGGCTGTGTCCAACTACCAGTATCTGAGAATAAGATTTCTGGCACGATTGGTGGAGCAAATCCATAAACAGTTCGCCATTTTCCATTTACTTTGGTTGATGCATATTGTACTTGCTTCCACACATTATCAACTTTAACATGTACACTATTGATTGGTTTGTATTCGTCATCAATCTTGACCGTAGCGGAATTTTCTGGAGCTCTACCAGTTAATTCTAGTATTACCAAGCCGTCGCCGCCATTGGGACCTCCTTCTGGCATTGGTGGATCTCTGGAATCAAAAATAACTATGTTTGGGGTTTCGGCCAATGCGATTGTCATTGCAAACGCACCTGGGGCTGCTGAAGCGTAGATATCCCATTGTATTAACACAGCTTGATTTGCGGTGAATTTCTTCTCTGTGGTTTGTACATTTTTAGCGTAATACAACCCATTTCCACGATTGATCGGAGTCATGTCAAACACAATACCGTTGTCAAACCATACATATCCACCAGAATTAGCAGCAGCACGAATTACGTATCTGCCAGTAGCTGGTGCGTACCAAGTGTAAAATCTTTGTAGTCTAAGTGCGCCTACTTCATTGTTCCATACGCCATACTGATTTAAAAAAGGATCATAGGCCTGATCTGTCACAGGCACTATGCTGGCTACTTGTTGTCTACGTCCGCCCACAGCCACGCCTGGCTGATAGCCAGGTACGTCCTGTCCACCTGGGGTAGAGCCAACTCCGGTATCGGCACTGCCTTCGTTTACTGTTCCTGCAAACTGTAGTGTTCCATTATTGGTAAACTCATGAATAGTGAAACCTCTTGCGCTGTAAACTCTATCGCCGCCAGTGAGCACACGGGCACCAGGATAGGCTATTGCTACAAATCCCGCAGCACCTAGTGAGCCTAGCTGATTAAATCCACCTCCGCCACCTGATCCTGTGTTGTCCACAGGAGGTATAGATCCAGTAAATCCAACAAAATCAAATTGCACATATCCAGATCCACCCGGGGATCCTGGTACAACAGGACTTGGTCTACCCTTGTCATCTGTGAAATTAAAACCACCGCCACCGCCGGTACCAAAACCATTGTTGCTTGGTCTGGCGCTGGTGTTATACTCATATACGCATACGCCGCCGCCGCCTGGGTTTAGTCCACCGCCGCCATCACCTGTGCACCATTCAAATTCACTAATAGACGCATTGACCCCAGGTGAACCATTTGGACCGCCGCCTGCTCCCCCTCGGCCGACATTGGTAGATCCAGGTGTTTTAACAACGTTGTTGCCTCCTGTGCCTGCTCTGCCACCTCTAAGTGTGATGTCAAGTCCTGCACCAACGATACGAGTGTCACTGCCATTGCCGGTTGAATTACCGCCAGCTCCCACAGTGATAGTGATTTCTCTACCAGGAGTTACACCAAAACTGGTTGATACCAAATATCCACCAGCACCTCCACCGCCACCGGCCCAGCCTCTGTTGATTTGACCTCTTCTTGGATTAGCCCCAGAGCTGCCTCCACCTCCACCACCTGCTGTGGCAGTGATGTTTACGCCAGTCACAGTTGGTGGCACAATGAATTTATAAACACCTGGTCTGGTAAATTCTGTACCGCCACCGCTGCCGGTTTCTCCCCAGCCTCCAATGTTGCCGCCTCCCTTGCCAACATACGCTAGTCCAGGAGTGGCTGTTGGTGCCGCGCCGCCACCACCTGCGCCCAAGGTATATCTAATGCCTGTGCTACCAAGTTCAACTAATCTAGGAGGTCCTCCGTCGCCAGATTTAGCTAAATTAGCAGATCCTCTAGGTGTAGTCGGTGCTACTCCACCACCCCCTGTACCACCACCGCCACCTGTTGTGAGTTGTGTGGCATTAGGCTTACCGCCAGCACTGCCACGGTTAACAAACACCGGTGATTGTGGACCTGTGGTAGGACGATTTGTGTCCGAAATCTTGTTACTGGTTTGCGGGTTTAAACTAACAGCAGTTGCGCCACCTATGTTTGGACCAGGTCCACCACCACCCCCTGAGCCGCCAGATATTTTTCTGTTGGTGTTGACTTCGCATCCACCTGCTTGACCAACAGCACCGCTGGCCCAAGGATTGCCTGGGTAACCACCGTCGCCGCCTTTGCCTGCAATGTATCTTAAAGTACCATTGTCAATTGAACTAATACCATTGTCACCGTCGGTGGTGCCGCCGACAGTGATAGTCATGGTTTCATTGAGTGCAATAATACCTGTTCTAAGTTCTCCAGCGCCACCACCACCGTAGCCGCCGTTGCCGCCTTGGCCAATCATGATCCAACTTGCGTTGACTTCAGATAAAAAGCCCGGAGCTTGTTCAAACGCTCCCTGATAACCGCCTTTGGATTGTGTTTGTCCGCCGCCAGAAGTTCCACCTGCTCCCCCCAGTGCGCCACCACCACCTCCACCGCCACCGGCATTGTTGAGATTTTGACCACCTTCGCTGCCAGCAAATTTTCCATAGGTTGGTGGGCGGGGCGGTGCCTTCCATGCATTGAATGCATTTTGTGATTGATCTTGTGGTGCAACTTGAACCAAAGCACCTCCACCGCCACCTCCACCGCCGGCAATGGCAATTCTTGACAGAGTGGGGCGGTATGTGGTTGTTGTATATGTGTATTTGATTCCGTTCAAGGTTTCAGCAATCTGTGCTTGTGTCCTAGCGGTGTTCCATATTCTTACGTCGCCGATATAACCATCAAATGTCTGCGTTGCCAAGTTCCGCCCTGCAACGGTTAATGGATCAGTGGTAAATTGTGGATTATAGCGCCAGCAGGTATAAGACCTTGTGCCATTATTGGTTAGAAAACCATCTTGTTTTGCTGACCATTTCAATTCAGCATTTATGTAAAGCAAACAGTTTTGATCTTGAGTGAACACAACCGACACCAATGCAGTTGTGTTCAGTGGTAACTTATAGCTGGTCAGCATCCAACCATTACCAAAAGTGCTTAACCAATTACCTTGATTCCATTCAACTGCTATCGCGATTGTACCATCTGTGAATCGAGCCACTTCGTACTCACGCTCTTTACATAAAATTTCTCCACCAACACCACTATTAGCTGTTCCGGGTCCTGTGGCACGTATCCATGCTTCAAGTGTAAATTCTTTTGGTACACCTCCACTTAACCCACCAACATTCAAAGAAGGAGAGCTAAGACATCTTGCATAACTGTTTACGTTGCCAGCAAATCGTATACTGGTCAAACTTGGATCACGCCCTGGCATGGGTTCAATAACCCACGGGATACTACCCGGGCTTAGATTTAATCCTGTGGGGAAACCAACTTCATCAAACCAAGTGCTTGAGATAATTCGTTGAAACCAGTTTGCTACTAATTTTATTTCTGTTGGATTAACATTTACAGTTTGAGTTATATCGGTGCCCGGCGTTTCCAACAGTATCAAAGTGGCGCCACCACCGCCTCCACCACCGCCAAACTTTTGATAGTCTGTGACTCGGGTGCCGCCGGTGGTGCCTACCTGACCTCCCCATCCACCAAAATAATTCTGTCTTTCAGAACTGCCCGTGATTGACAAGTTTGTTCTAGATGCTCCGCCTTGTCCACCTCTATAAATCTGTGCGGTAGAAGCAAAGGCTGTAAAGGTTAAGTTTGCAGAACCATTGTAAAAATTGTTTGGCTGAGTAAACCATGTGGTATCAGCATAGGCAAGAATATAAATTTCGTCAGCAGGTGGTTGCGGAAGATTAAATGTACAAAATGGTCTGTCTTCGGTAAAAGTGGTAGGATTGGTTCGATTACCCCAACTTTCAAACACCCGTCTAAAACTACCCACGGTTGGTCCTTGATTTCTCCCTACACCTTGATAAGAACTTATTGATCTGCCTCTAGCATTTACACCTGCCATTGGTACACTGTTTGGCCCATAGGTGCCAAGTTGATTACCAGACCACTGCCATCTAGCATTTGCCCAGCTTTGTCCGCGTTTGAAAACATAATAGCCAACAGCAATATTCATGATTGTGCCGTATGCCTGTATGATCACAGCAGGAGTATTCCTTGTGTTGGTTATTGCAGTCACACGATGCACATTGTCTCTAATCAAGCCAAATCTTGCCAGTTCTTCATCTGTCCAATTATTATTTGTGGAAACAAACGCCATTTGTTTTCCATTGGCTGTTACACTCCAATTATATTCAGTTCTATCAGGAGCATAATTGTATACCAGTGGAGCCCAAAAAACTGGAGTATTTGACGTCAAGGCAACTTCTGTTCCAAATCTTGTGCTCCAAATCACGTTGGTGGTAGGATTGGCTGTGCCGCTGCTCATGCCTGCAGGCTGTGGTCTAGTGATTGTTATGGCCACAGCGGGTGGATTGTTTTGAGTATAGGGCAAAACGTTTATGGAAGCTTGGCTCGGTGGCACGTTGTTCAGTACGTATCTTACAACGTATATCCCCGGTGCTGGCACGTTGAAATTCACAAAAGCAGATTTGGTAGCAGTCTGTCTAGTGGTTATCACTGCGGTTCCGACCTGTCTCTCTATAGGAGATGGGCCTTGAGAATCTTGAAAAAACACAGAAACAGTGCGACTGGTTGCTATATTGAATGTATAGTTGCCAGCCGCTGGAAAGTAAACTTGATTCTCAACAGTTTGTATTGAATAGTCATCCCACGCAAGGTTGCTTACAGCAAAGTAAGGCATGAGACCTGTGGCACCCCATAGAGTGGTATAGGATGGGGGAAGATAATTCGAATATTCTGGATTGGTTGGCACAAGATCACCAACGGATACCTTGCCAAATGCGCCGCCTGGCCCTCCTGGGTTAGCCAAATCTGGAGTTCCGCCCACAGTAACTGAGCCGAGCTTTAGATTTTTAAGTTGTGTGTCGCCTCCAGCACCACCGCCGCCGGGTACGATTTCAATGCGATCCCCTGGATTGGCAATAAAGGCACCGGATACAAAAACACCAGAGCTACCAAAACCGCCAAAAGCAGATGGACTGTCGCCGCCGGCACCTCCACCTCCGCCCCAGGCCCAAAAGTTTACAATAGGCTCGTAACCATCGGGCATGGTAAATCTATATCGCCCATTTACAAAAGGAAAAGCAATTTTATCTGACATGTATGTATATATTAAGCTTGATAACGGAACCAAAAATCACCGTTGGATCCCACGTTGGGATCAGGCACACTGGTACTGATGTATCTTTTTGAACCTTGCCAGTAGGCACCAGTCACTGATGCATTGAGTGGATCAGCACTGGTCTGTATTGCAGACATAACATAATCAGTGGTGGCAATCTGTGTGTTACGCACAGTCAAAGCCGGTGTAGGTGCACGTGGAATTCCCACAAACAGTGGACTGTTTAACCTAGCATAAGCCGACAAGTCAAATGTTGCAAAAGAATTTGAAACATATTCCACGGTAACCAATTGATCCAGTACGTTGCCAGTTGGGTTAGGTGCACGTGGTATGCCTGTGAGCACAATGTTTGCTTTTTGTGCTTGTACAAATGCAGTGGTGGCTATCTGTGTGTTTGCAGTAACATTGTCAGGTGTAGGCGCTGTTGGTACTCCAAGGAATGCCGGACTGGTAGTAACAAACGCTGTGGTTGCAATTTGATTTGTACTGGTTCCCGACGATGCAGTGGGAGCAGTAGGTATGCCTTGTAGCTGCACATTTGATGTTATAAACTGTGTAGTGGCTATTTGTGTAGTGCT